AAGCGACGCTCTACCCGCTACCTCTGGCCCCGGATTCGCAGCGGTGCGACCAACATAAATCTCGCCCGACCAGTTCTTCCACCAACCGCTGCCATCCGCAGACTTGAACTTGATGCTGATGCCGCTCGCGCCGTATCTCTTATTGATGTTGTCGACCCAATCTTTCGGCAACCGAGTTGTCGCACGTTCAATCGCTGCCTGCGTGAGCCTCTTGCCTTCTGCCTGCGTCATGCCAGAATCACGTGGCGTGCCGTACTGAACTTTTCCAAGCGGGTACGAACCGGCTTCGGCGAGCGGACGCATCGAACCAATCGTGTTGAACAGCAGGTCGGTGTACACCTTCGAGGCTTCCGCTTCGTAGGCTTTTGCTGCGACGCGCGCTTCAGTGGCCTTGCTCAAAGTTTCGTCCATCATTTTGACGAGTGCAGCGTTGTCCTTTTGTAGCGCATCGAAGTGACCGGGCGGTAGCAAGGCGCGCACCGCTGCAGTCACTTCGGGCCTCTCGGCAGCCCAAGTCGAGCGCATCCCTGTGCTTGTCATTACTCGACCACCAAGCGCGTTTGTTACAGCGTTTGTCACTTCGCTTCCGTAGTTCTTCAGCGTCGTGGCGTTTAGACCCATCTCCATGCCAAACGATTTCAGTTTGTCTTCGAGCGGTTCAACCGAGAAGACGGCAGTGTTCCCGCCAAAGTTGTTGTCGTTTGTCATCGTTACTCGATAACCGTCGGACGTCGAGCGAATCATGACTTCAGTGCCCGCAACCGAAACACCTCTGTAGTCTGCGCTTTGAACCAAACCGTACAATCGACCCGGATCGTTTGCAATCTCGTAGGCAGCGTGGCCCTCAGGGACGCCTGCCTCAGCCAACGCCGCGCGATACAACGGCGCTAAGTCTGCACCAAGGTTTTCTTGAATAGCCATCGCTGCACTGGCAACGCGTTCGCCTATGTCAAGGTTGGACGCTTGATCTCTGACGGCTTGCTTAGCCTCTTCGACTTGCTGTGTCGTCATCATGTTCTCGGGCAACGGTGGCGCAATCTCTGCGAAACGTGCGTTCACTGCTTCGGTCACTTTGTTGCCGAGGTCTTCCACAACTTGCAACGATTGGCCGTACCGCTCCGCTGTTGAGAGTTGACCGTTGATCATCTCTCGACCGATTGCGTCGTACTTTGATTGCGCATCAGCGTACGCTTGCTGCAGTTGCGCCATCTGTTCGTCAGCCAACGTCGGGCCTGTTGCCGTTTGAGGTTGTGGCGTCGGCGCTTCGGGAGGTGGTTGCGTTGTCGGCTGTGGCTGCGGTTCAGGTTGTGGCTGTGCGCCACCCGCGCGTGCTTGCGCTGCGATGATTGCTTGGCGTGCCGCTTGAGGACTATTGAACTGCAACTTGTCGGAGATTTGTTGGAGTGTCAGACCAAGATTGCGCAAGCGCAACGCTTCGTCCTGTCGCTGCCGTGACGTCATGCCAACTGCGCCTGCACCAGCGTGCATAATCTCGCCCGGATTGTCACCACCGATGCCACCCGTCCATTGGTTGCCGCGGAAGTCGTGTCCTGAATCTTCACCCTTCGCAACGTCGGGCATCAACTCTTCGGCAAGTCGCTGCGCAACCAAACGTGCCACTACGTCTGCGCGCATGGTTACTCCTGCGAGGTGCGTGCTCGTACTCTTTCGAGGAGTCCGTACGCATCCCGTAGTCGTCGCAACTCTGGCTCAAGCATCTTGGTCACTGCGTCGGCTGCCTCAAGTTCTTCGTCGTCGGCGATGACTGACGCGTCGTGGTCAAGTTCTGGCGCAACGTCGTCGGGGTCTTCAAGCGTGTAGTCGTTGCTCGTCTTGTCTGCGTGCTCGACGACGATCTTGTCGCCAGCCTTCAGCGGTGCAGGAAGTCGAACGTATCCGGTTGGTGACAAGAACGCCGTATCGCCAATGTCATCGGCTGCCGACTTCTGTGCGCTGCGCAAGATGCCATTCGTCCATGACACTGCAGGATCGCCACCCCACGCTGCCCACGCAACGCGTCCGGGACTTGGGTAACCCTCTTCGCCGGGACTCCAACCCTTGCCCTGCTTGTCGACTTCGTGACGTGCGAGGTACGACGACATGCGCTTGATTGTGTCGAGGCTGATGGCGTGTCCTGCTGCGAGGTCACTTGCGCGCTTGCGGCCAACGCTTGTGAACCCGTCGCCTGCTTCGCCGTCCTTCAACCATTCGAGTGCGCGCCGTGCCTCTGCGCGAACACCTTGCGGTGGCGTGAACGTATCGCTCGCTGCCTTCTGTGTGTCTTCGCTGCCCGGTGCTCCGCCGACTGCGTCTTGGTGGCGCAGGTTGCAGAATCCCTTTGCTTGGTCGTCGTCCATGTACTGCGACGCGACGGCAACGCAATCATCGAAGTCGCCGGGATTGCCCCAATCGATTTGGCCGTCAGCACCTGCGTTGTACCAATCGATCAAACCTTGCGGATCGCCTGCCTTCGCGAGTGTGTGACGCAAGAGTTCAAGGTTGCCAACTTCGCCAACTGCGTTCAGGATTTCGGCGAGTCCTTTGCCGACGTAGTCGAACTCGAACGTCCGCCATGAACCAGCCTTAGCGCGGGCTTTTGCGAACCGGAGGAAGGATGCAAGTTCTTGCTTCGCTGCTTCTGGCTGCTTGACGTCGTCTCCGGTCGAGTCGGCGGCTTCGGGCTGCCGTTCGTCGTCTTTGGCGGTGACGTCAGCCGTGCTTTCTCCCTTAGTGTTTCCAGCACTATCGGTGCCACCATCTCCGCCAGTGTCTGCAGGTCGAGCAGGTTCATTAGCGTCTGGCGCATCTGCGCTAGTTCCTGTGGGCTGTGTGGCTGCTCCGCCATTGCTCGCTCCGCCTTGCTGTGCTTTCTGTTGCGCCAATGTACCAGCGAGGAACGTCACGCCGCTGCCTGTGAGCACGCCGAGTTCGTCGGCCTCTGGCTCGGTCATGAGCGGCATTCCACGTTCGGCGCGGATTTCGTTGCGTGTGCGAAGGCCAGCGTTGACGTCTGACGCGTCGGCTTGTGCGCGCTGCAAGTTGTCTTGGTCGTTGCCTCCACCCGTTGCCGAGATAGTTAGTTCACGGCCAACGCCGAGGAAGCGACGTGCGAGGTCGTTGATTGATTCGATGAGGAAGTTGCGCAACGCGTCAGTGCTGTACTCCTTGTACTGATCGCCTTGCTCCTTGTGAGCGCCACCACCACCGAGTTGTGACTTGCCGGGAATGCCGAGGCTCGCTTGCGGGATGCCGAACTTCGCGCCGATCTGTGCGACCAGCCATTCGTCGTACGTGTTCTTGTACGCCTCGTCGATGGTCTTCAACTGCTCTGGCTTCATGCCCGGACGGAACAGCATGAACTGTTGACGTCGAGCGGTCTGGCCTGAGAACTGATCGTTGTAAATGCGTTCGTAGTAAGCCAACTGTTCTGGCGTCCACGTCTCTGTACCGTCGACCGTCACGGCCATCTTTGGCGTCACGCCGCTCGTGTACTCAGCGTGCAGCCACGCTTGGCGCTCCATGTAAATGGTTGCGATGTTGATGCACTCTTCGACTTGGCTGTAGCCATACACCGAGTTCGGGCGAGGCCGACGGATGTAGTACGCGAGTTGGTCGCTTGTGTACGCGTCGGGAATCTTGCCGTCTTGCTGTACGTTCTCCGCTTGAAACTCGCCACGTGGGAAGCCGTAAAGAATCTGTTGGTACGCAGGCGCAGGCGGACGCGGAATGAATCCTTGGTTGTCGAGCAGAATCTTGATCGTCGACGTGTCGATGGTCGACAGTGACGTCAGTTCGCCCTTCAAGTTGTACTCGGGCGAGATAACGATGCCGTCGTACACGAGGTGGCTGTAGATGATGTCGGTCAACCACTGCGAGAACGTGAACCCCATACGACGGTCGGGGTAGTCAAAGAATGACTGCACACGCGCGAGTTCGTCGCCGTATTTCTGGCGTGCAATGGCCGATGCCTTCGATGAGTTCGTGATGTTCTCTTCGAGCATGATCTGCTGGATGATCTGTGGCGAGAACGTCCACTCCCACTCAAGGCCGACGATTGCGTCTTGCACGATTTGGATGCAGCGCTGGATGACGTCGACGTCTTCGGCCAGTCCCTTCAGAACACTCCACGGCACGCGACGGTCGACGAGGTTGACGTTCGCAGCGATGAGGTATTCGGTGCGTCGTGGCTGCGTGCGTCCGTTCGGCAGGAGCGGATCGATTGCGTCAGGGAACAGCGGATTGGCAGGACCGAACCCTGAATCGAACAACCCTCTTGGGCGTGGCAGCGGTTGGAATCCTTGACCCGGCCCGACTTGATTGAACGGCGAGTCGTTGCCTTGCGTGAACACGGGATACGTAGCGCCGCTTGACATTTGCGATGCCATTGCAACGGCTGGCGTGATTGCCTTTTCGACACCGTCTTCGATGCCCTTCGCGATCGCTGCCTCTATCTCCGCTTGTCGTCGCGCTGCACGTCTGCCAAAGATGCGATTGCCGTCAGCCATCAGTTACCTCTCGTCATCGTCGGAATGGAGTCCATCGCTGCGGCCCGAACTGTTGGATGGCGTCCATTACCGCTCTTGTATGTGCATCATAGTTCGAAGAGTGCACGTCAACTCCTGATGTCAAGCCGAACGGCAATGGCGCGACTGGCAACTCGGCTTCAACGTCTGGCTCTGGCTCAGGCTCTGGCTCGGCCAGCGGTAACTCGGCGTTGCACTTCAAACACACCAACGCGTTGCGATCGTTCAGTTGGTTGCACGACAGACACTCCTTCGCCATCGCTTCGATGTACTCGCGCCCTCCTGAGAACTTCGTGAGTCCTAACTCAACGAGGCCCCACACGAGCGCGTCGAGACGGTCGGGGCTTTCGCCTGAGTCGATCGTCCACGTCGTCAGTTGGTCTTCGAGTTGCGGGAATGAGCCACAGTGATGCACGCGCCCTTGCTCATACAACGCAGCAACGGGTTCGGCGCGTGTGCGCTTGCCCTGTCGTGCCGTCACGCGCTTGAACGGCGCGGTTGGCAGCACGGAGCGGATGACTGACTCAACCATCTCGCCGCCTTGGTTGCCTTCGGCCACGATGCGATCGGCGTGCCATTTGTGAAACTCGGCCACGACCACTTCAGCCCACGCAGTCGGCGTGTAGCGGCCAGAACGATCGGCGAGTACGTAGCCATGTTTCTTGCAGTTCTGCACTCGGCAGTTGATGTCTGAGCCTTCGACTTCGATGTGTGGCCCTTCAGCCACGACGATGATGCCGGTTTCGTCTGCGTTGTCGCCCGACGTCGTCGCGGGGTCGACGGCCACGACGATGCGCTTCATGTCGGCGAGTTTGACGTTCATGGTTTATTGCGCTCTGTGACCTTCACGATGAGCCATGCCGACAACACCATGCCGATCACACTCACGAGTTCCATAACGATCGTGTTCATTCGGCCAACTCTACGCGGAGCGAATCGATGTTCTCAAGACTCCACAGCGCGCCTTCGACGTCAGTCAACATCTCGCCCATGAGTTCCTGTCGGCCAATGCGTGTGCCTTCGTACGTCGCCAGCACTGACTCTTTGAACGACGGCGCGAGGTTGACGAGGTTGGCATACGTCGTGTCTGACGTGATCGTCGTGCTCTTGCGCTCCATGATTTCTCGGATCAACTTCACGCGCTTTGGCGTCGTCGTGACGAAGCACTGTGGCAAGTCGCCGAGGCGAAGGCCAAGCATGAGGTTGTTCCACGACGTGTCGAGCGTGTCGCCCTTACGTGCGTCGAGCCACGCTGCCGTCTCATCGCACCATGCTGCGTCGTGTTGTGGGCCTCGCAACTGTGACGGCGCGGCTGCCGAGTACGTGAAACACTGCGCGCCGTTCGGGAAGATGAGACGTCGTTTGGTCGGTTCGTGTTCTGGCCGAGGATGCGGATCGCTGCACGCCATGATCCCTGAGTCGCCGTAAATCATGACGTCACGTGCGTCGGCTGGCGTTCGAGCCACAAGCGCGATGCGTTTCTTGCCTTTATTCCAAACCTGATCGAGCACCCACTCCGCTCCGGCGCGTGTCTTGCCTGTGCCTCGACCACCCGAGAACAACCAGACGAGCCAGTCGCCTTCAGGCGCGCGCTGCGAAGGACGTGCGTGTCGGCACGTGTGTTCGTGTGGCCCTTCTAACGGGTGCGAGCACCAATGGAATCCCTCGTGCGGATTGCCGTCACACTCAAGGTTCGGGCAGGCCCATCGTCTCTGAGGACCATTCGGCGTCAATAACTTCGCCCTCACCGCTTCCAAGAGCGGCGACAAAGTTGTTTCTGAACTCTTCAAGTCTGTCGTCAAGTCCCATCGCCCTTAGTGCCGCGAGTTGTGCTTCGATGATCTTGGTCGAGTCACGTTCAACGTCGTGGATGACCAACTCCCCTCTTGTAACTGTAGGCGCATTCAAGCCGAGGAGTTTGGCGCGTTGCGCTTGTGCTTTCAGAATGCCCGCAGCGGCGTCCATACGCGGGCCTTCGTCGATCATTGGTTGGCCGTCTGTGTCGAGCACGATCTTGCCTGTGTTGCCGACCTTGTAGTGCGTTCGACCCATGACGGAGTTGTAGTACCGCTCAAGCCGATCGATCTTCGCCAGTTCGATCGTCAACGCTTCCTTGGTTCCCTCTTTCGGGATTTCGGCGATGGCGCGCTGCACTGCCTTGTGCGCTGCCTGTCGCGTGATGCCAAGCGTGTCGCCGATCTGTTGGTACGTGAACCCTTGACTGCGCATCTCCGCTGCACGATGGTCTTTCGCCATCTGCTCGGGCGTACGCATGAAGTCACCGTTCGGTGCGTGTTGCGTGAATGCCCTCGTCAACTCGCTCATGTAGTCAACCTTACTTAGTCAGCGAGGCTAAGAAACTCTGCCCGCACCTCGTGCTCACGGAAGACTCCCGTCAAACTGCTCGTGACCATGCGTGCCGATGGCTTCCGTACACCGCGGCACCCCATGCAACTGTGCGATGCCTCGATGATGCAGGCCGAACCGTTTGGCGCAAGCACTTCGTCCATCGCTGCCGTGATTTGCTGCGTCAACCGCTCCTGCACTTGGAATCGGCGCGAGAACATGTCAACGAGGCGTGCGATCTTGCTCAGGCCAACAACGCGATCGCGTGGGATGTAACCAACGGTCGCTGTACCCGTGAACGGCAAGAGGTGGTGCTCACACAACGACACGAACTCGATGTGGCGAACCACAATCATCTCGTCAACGTTGCCAACGTCAAAGGTTGTGCCGAGCACGTCGTGCGCTTTGAGTGCGTACCCTTCCGTCATCTCCCTGTACGCCTTGAGTACGCGCTTTGGCGTGTCGAGCAATCCCTCGCGTGTCGGGTCTTCGCCTACGTATTCGATCAGCCGAACGATGCCGTC